TGGGCTCTGGAATGGGCTCTGGAATGGGCTCTGGAATGGGCTCTGGAATGGGCTCTGGAATGGGCTCTGGAATGCAACAAGATACTTTGTCAAATAAATCTTCTGGTGATATAGAATTTTTTATTCATTATGCTCCTTGGTGTGGATATTCTAAGAAAGCATTACCCGATTTTGAGAAATTTAAGAATGAGTGTCACGGGACAGTAAATTCTAACGGAACAAAGTGCAAAGTAACTATACTCAATTCTGATTTAGATGGTGGTAAAGCTGCTAAAGAACATGGTGTAAAAGGTTTCCCTACTGTTTTAGTAAAACATGGTGATGGAGAACTTAAACAATTTCCTTCAAGGGATTTCAATAGCTTAAAAAAGGCAGCAGATAATGCTTAATATTACCACGATTTTTGAACATTGTAAGTTCTATTAGATTCGGCATGATTATCAAACGAATCTCTATTATTTTCACATTGTCTATCAACTTCCCAGTGATCAGGACTACATAATTTAAAATCCTCATGTGGTTCTGCTTTATACCAGAATACTTGCTCTGTTAATTTATTACTTTTTGCATTATTATTGATAACCAAACATTCATAGTTCTCAGTACATTGATCCATTACTTGACAAAACATTTCAAAATTAGGAAACATACCCGCATAATGTTCATATAATCTTTTACGATTTGAAACATAGTTTTCTCTAAGAATAAATACATAATCTATATTTGTTCTTAAATTAGGAGGAATACCTAAAGCATATTGCATTGTAATAAGAAATAAAATCTTGTAGTGTCTACCATTCATAAATAAACTTCTTACATTTTTATCTTTTGTCCATGAATTATCATATAAACAATCATCAAAAACTAGAAATGCTCTAGGATCGGTTGTTCCATTTTCTTTTACTTTTTCAATCATCATTTTTTGTCTTTTCAGCAATCTATCAACTATTCCAGGTTCATATTCTTCATAGATATACATATTTGGAACCATAGAAGAATAGAATTCATTTGCAGCCTCTGTCCCAGAAATAACTTGACCAGCTGGAATTCCAGTATGATGTGATAATATATCTTTACATAAAAAAGATTTCCCTGTATCTCTCTTACCTATAAGGACTACAACTTTATCATCTCTTATTTCATCTATATTGAATCTTTTCAACTGTATTTCCATTATTATATCTAGTGCTTATAAAAAAAAATTCAATTCACAACCTTAAGTTATATTTCTAGTTTTTTTGTAAATTCTCAGGTAAATATGAAAGATATAATTCAATATTATAAATGGTCAAAAAAAGAAACATCACTTCTTTTTAATTCAATCGGTGAATATTTAGGAATAAGTAATTTACAATTCTACATGCCCTTCTTCTCTCTTTATTTTCATGTACATAACACCAAAAATTCTACTAAAAGGATCGATCTAGATAGAGAAAATTATATTCGAAAAATCACGGAAATCACTAAACAGAGATATTATAATTCTAATCTTTTACTAAAAGCTGATATATATAATTCCAAAAAAACAACAGTTGATAATCTAGATACATTTTGCAAAACCATTCCACTAGTCGATCCCACTCATTGTTTTAGAAATAATTATAATTTATATGTCAAAAATAATCCTTATTTACCTTCACCGTATAATTATAATACATTCTCCAAAATCAATAATATGGATAATACAGCATATATAGATGTATTATGTTCATATTTATTCAGTAAATTAACAGAAAAGAATATAAATCCAGCTTTTGCATTATTTTATGGCTCGGCAAATGGTTTAGGTGATTATAATTATGATTTATCTGATGAATATTATGATATAAAAGAAGATGAATATTTTAAACGAATAAGAGGGAAAAACATCATTGTAAATACATATACATCAGATACAGAAGAATCAGAAGAATCAGAAGAAGAAACATATTCTCTTTCTAATTCAGAAATTGGCTCACTTTCTAATTCAGAAATTGGCTCTCTTTCTAATTCAGAAATTGGCTCTCTTTCTAATTCAGAAAGTGGCTCTCTTTCTAATTCAGAAGTTAATTCCCCTTCAAAATCACTTGATAGAGATTCAGAAAGAGATACTTATGATAATGAAAAATACAAAAAAATTAATGCAAGGAATACAGATGAACATATAGCGATTCTCAAAGATATACCGGTACAACTTATGTTTATCGAAAAACTGGAAGGAACTCTTGAAGATTTATTAGACGATATAAGTGATGAACTTTTATTAAGTTGTTTATTTCAGATTTCATTTTCGCTCGTTTATTTACAGAAACATTTTAAATTTACACACAATGATTTACATATTAATAATGTAATGTATCAAAAAACAGAAGTAGAAAATTATTATTACAAGTATAATAATATTTATTTCAAAGTTCCCACTTATGGATATTCATTTAAAATTATAGATTTTGGAAGATCTATATTTTCTTATAACAATAAGATATTTATGAATGATGTATTTTCAAAATATGGAGAAGCAAGTGGGCAATATACTTATCCAAATAGTGTTTCATTTATGAAAAATAATAATTCCGAATTGATAAATCCTAATTATAGTTTTGATATGTGTCGTTTAGCAATGACAATCTTAGAAGATATTCATGGAGATGTCCATGATGCGATTGTTGATTTGTTAATACATTTATGTACAGATAAGAATGGAGATAATTACTGTGAAATGGATTCTGATTTTAATTTATATATTAAAATCTCAAAAAATTCTCGAAATGCTGTTCCGAAAGATATTATTCAGGGTAATCTCTTTAAAATTTTCAGAGTGAAAAAAAATAACTTTCCCAAAAAAACATATTATACAATTTAAAATGGGGGTTTTGAACTAATTGCGCTTGCTATATATGTACTACTAGTATTATGTTTGATATTTTCACTAAATATCATGAAGATTGTTAGGGTTGAGATTAATATAATAATACAAAATAACTTAGGATATTCATCTTTTTTATAATCTTCGTGACTACTATCTATTAAACCATAAGTTATTAAAACTAAAATAGATATAAATGTCGAAACTAATAAACTTTGACCGAACATTTATTTATAAGTATTAAATTTATTTTTCTACTTCACCCGCATCTTCAAAAAGAGTATAATTATTAGATTTTTCTATATCTACTCCTCTTTTTACGGCTATTTCTTTCATATCATTGAAAAAATTAGCTAAAGAAGATGTTTCATCTATATCATCATCTTTATCAATTTTAACTAATTCTTTTCTAGGAGATTTGGGTTCATTTAATTTTTGTTCTGATAATTTTTCATCTTCTTTAATAGAGTGTAAACTACTTATATTATCTTCTTTCTTAACAATTAATGATTTTAATTCATCTATTTTAGACAATGGTTCCGGTTTAGACAGCGGTTCCGGTTTAGACAGCGGTTCCGGTTTAGACAGCGGTTCCGGTTTAGACAGCGGTTCCGGTTTAGACCTCACATTTTCTTCACTGGATGATAATCCAAATATATTATTTAAAGAGAATAAAGAAGATGATTCATTATCTTTTGATTTATTATCAGATTTAACTGGCAAGTTTTCTATTGGATTCGTAACACTTGGATTAAATATTTCATCATTCTTAATAACATTTACTTCTTCTTGATCCTCCATTGTGGTTATTAATGTTTTTATCATATCATCCTTATTTTGTGAATCTTGCGTTAATTCCACATTATCATATTTTTCTTCTTCAACCGGAATAGTAATATCATTTACTTGTATATTGTCACATTCTGTTTTTATCTTATCTTCACTCGGATCATCATCAGTAGAGAATACGGGTATATCTTCACTCTTATTTTCTATTACTGGTTCTAAATCATTTTCACTCTTTATAATATTTATTCCTTCATCATTATTATTTTCATCATTATTATTTTCATCATTATTATTTTCATCATTATTATTTTCATCATTATTATTTTCATCATTATTATTTTCATCATTATTGTTTTCATTCATAGTTATTGAATTATTGATCGAATGTACTTGTTGATTTGTTTTTAAATTACTCAATTCTTCTTTAAGAATTTGAATAATTTCATCTCGTGAATTACTCTCATTCTTAGTAGAATTGTCAAGATGTTCTTTTAATATTTCTTTAACGGGTAATAATTCGCGAACAGTAATTTCAATACAATTTTTGATAATGTTTTCAATTTCTTTTTGATTTTTTTGATATTCGCTGCCCAAAATATTTTCTTCGAATAAATATGGATTTTTCCACATTTCTCTAGCCGAATTTATATATGCTTTGTGAATAAATGTAGTTTTTTTGGGAATGACAACATTAATTCTGTTAAAAGTTCTATTTGGACCAATTGATGTTAATATTTTTGTATGACTTATAAAAACAGCTGTAATTAAATCATCAATCCAATCACACCTTGAATTTTCTACAATTCTCAAACATTCATTTTCAATTATTTCATTATTCCATATAGGAACTTTTTCGAGCAAACTTCTAAAAATAGCATTCAATGGAATATTTTTTGTAGAAGATAATATTTTAGATTCATCATAAATAGATTTTATACCATCAAACATATGAGAAAATAAAATATCTATTAACTGTTTTGTATATTCTATTTTCGCTTGCGTAAAAATAGGAGAATTTACATTATCCATAATTTATGATTCTTTTTATTTTATTAATAGTAATTACACGCAAAAATATATTCATATATTAAAAACTAATATAGTATTATAGAATGATTAATAAATATGTAAAGAATACAGTATACTTCTCTTTATTTATACAATTTTTGACAACATTTATATCACTGGATGGTTTTAATTATCAAATAATGGAAAAAGATAAAATTATGAAAAATATACTATTATTAGAATCTATAGCTCAATGTATTGAAAGTATATTCTATATATGGGTAGTTGTTTCATTAAGGAATTTATCAATTATGACATCTAGAAGATATATTGATTGGTATTTAACAACGCCAACAATGCTTTTTAACACAATTATGTTCATGGAATATTTGAAAAATAAAGAAGAAAATAAACCACAATTTACAATCATGGAATTTATAATCGAAAATAAAAATACAATTATCTATTTATTTATTTTAAATGCATTAATGCTAACATCTGGATTATTAGGAGAACTTAAAATTATAAATGTAATACCATCAGTTATCATAGGGTTTATATTTTTCGTTCTATTGTTTTGTCATATATATAAGAATTATGCTATCCATACAGAATTATCTATGAAATTATACATATTTATGACTACTATATGGTCTTTATATGGTATGGCGGCTTTAATGAATCCTATAGTGAAAAATTCTATGTATAATATACTAGACTTATTTTCAAAGAATTTCTTTGGATTTTTCTTGTATTACTACATAACAACAATTGGTATACGATATTAAGGATAAATTTTTGTGATATTTTTTGATTTAATATTTAGAATATTTTTTGATATCAACATAATATTCTGATAATTTTGTGTTTTTGTTGTCCATAGATAAATATCTGCTACGGGTTTTTCAATTTCAAACATGAAATCCAACAAATATGATATATACATTTTATCTAATAGTATTATAGATCTTTGGAGATATTGTATTGATTCTTTTTTTAATTCTTTAATAAATTTAGTCATTTGAATACTATATTTCAGTAAATTATTTGAATATTTAATATTTCTTGTATCAAATATGAATATGAATTCATTTTTAAGCAAATAAAGATCTTTCCATAGTTGAAGGAATTTAGAAAATTCATTATCTGTAATCAGAGTATTAAATTTTATGAATATATATTTATTTGAATTTTGAATTAACATTAATCTTTATCTTCTAATAAGATATATAATAAATAATAGAACTATGACACCCCCACCAATAATTAAACCATATGACCATCCTGGTAATCCATCATTATCAACAGGATGATAATTTTCCCCTTTAATAAATTTCAAATTTGTTAGGTTATCATCAATTCCAGGTTTTATTGCTGGGTTTTCTAAATCGATCCTTTTCTTATCTTCTGGGCAACTAGTGGGAGTTGTATAATAAGATAATGAATGAATTCCCAAATTATCAGTACCCATAAATGAAACTATATTTGAAATTAAAGCGAGTACAAACCCTGCTGCAATTAAGCCACAACATATCTTTAAAATATTATTTTTGCTTTCTATTTGACGCGATCTGACTAATTTTTCGGACCATATTTCTGATAATGTGCGATGTGTGAAAATATTAGTAATGATTATTATAATAATAGGAGCAATTATAAAATATCTTAAAGTTCGCATATTCCAAATAATACCTTGCCACAAATTTGAATTAGGATTTTTAGTATCTAGTATGCTTCTAGTTATAATTATAAACATAATCAAAATAAATGCACTAATCCATGCTACCTTTTGCCATCCATTTACATCATTTCTTATAGTAGTATAATTCTTTCTAATATTATTCTTAAAATTTATTATATTCAGCTGAGTATTGAATTGAGTAAATATTGCACATATTAATAATAATAAAAAGAAAATAGTTGTCAATGGGTCATAAAATAATTTTATGTTTGATTTTTCTTCACTATCTGATAAAAACTTGGTAATCGATGTTCCAGCTATAATACCAAAATACAGTAGTAACATTCCTATTTTCTTTTTATCCCCGCTTTTTGATATTACCAAGATCGAAAAGATTATCATAAGAATTGATAAAGAGAGTGCGAAGTAGTAGAATCCTTTATTATATCTCCAATATGATGGAAAAATAAATGGCCATAAATTTGGTACTAATACAGATTTTAAGAATTTAAAGTCGAATTCAATCGATGATAACCATATAAGATGAAGTGATAATATAATTGTTATAATCACTAATAATCCATCAAAATCTTTCCTCCCCGCAGAAACAGAGGGATTTTTAAATCGTAAATGAATTACAATAAGATATAATATCAATACAACTAAAAAATCTACCGTAACTGATCTAAAAAACTTTGAAAATTCGACTGTAAAATCACACATTTTGTATGCATTATCATCCGAACCTCCAGCATCAACATGTGTTAAAAATGCGTATCTATATATTCTATTTATTTTATCTTTTTCATCATCACTATAGTTCTCTTTTAGGAACTTTAAAATTTTTTTCCTTTTGGCAATTGTGCCTCCTTCAAAATATTTTTGATTATCATCTTCATCTAACCATTTAAGTGCATTATCTATGGAAGATTTATCTTCTAAGATTAAATCACTTTCTTCGTCAACATATGAAACTATTTTTAAATTAACATGAGGTTTACTCTCAATCTCGGTATTTACTTCATGTGTTGCACAGCATACCTCACCAGGAACTTTAAACACTTGATTTTTTCGATACCATTTATGTTCATTCATTTCAATGTAAGTTGAAGAATCATTTTTTAGAGAACAGCTGAATGGAGTTTGTTGTGAAGCCTGTCGAGTACCTTTAACCCAACCACTTTCATTACAATTATATTGTATCTGATTATTAGAATCACTGAAAGATTCAAAGCAGTTTATATTTACAGAAGTCTGTTCAGCATTTATTTCTGCTACCATAGAATCAAAATTATCTGGGAAAAATAAAACAGGGTTAGGATCATTCTCATCTTCTAGGCCGTATCCTGAATCCGTTACTATTTTATCAAGTAAATTCAAAACTGAACATACACCTCCATTATCTGGAGGATCTCTCGAATCCTCTTCCTGCTGCTGCTGTTGCACCAGAACAGGCTCCGTATCTGTCTCGGAGATAACCCGATCATCTTCAATATATATTTTGATATAAAACCACCACTCTCTAGGAATACCTAAATCTATATTGATATTTAGAATGTTTTCTTCTTTGAAGAATTCATCAATGATATCTCTGCAGGTTTTACCCTCAAGCTTTTCAGGATAAAGTTCTTCTATGATTCTACAAAATTTATCAATGGGGCAAATTCCATCGTCTCTAATACTACATTGTTGATCTATTAAAGTTTCAAATTCAGTTTTATCATCTTGTTCGGCCTCTGTAACTGAACAATTTCCATTGATAGGATCATAAAAACAGCCTTCATGATTTTCACAAGCATATTTATTACCCACATAATTCTGACACAATTGATTTGTTGCTCGTTCAAACATAAATGGGCTAATAGATAATTCTTTGTTACAATATTTTTCGCCATTTACAAGTTCATTCCATATATCCGCAGCATTATGATTCGCCGTTCGATTTATATCATAATTTTTCATTTGATGAAGAAAATATGGAGAACTCCATTTTATTTTAGTTTCACTGTTACCATCTGAAGGACAATAACATACATCGTGGGTAAAGCCGCCTCCCGCACCATATGTCCAACCTCCAGGACTATCACATTCTTCATTAAATTCACAATCAGCAGCATTGTCACTTGGTACACTGTTGAATGAATCCTCGAGTCCTTCTCTAGGTTTACATCTATCATTATATCCATTTTTTTGCCATTCTATACATTTACCAGTAGGTTCATCATAAGATGTTGTTCCAGTATCAACCGCCCATCCACAGTTTCTATTATTATTACAATTTACTTGATCTCTTATTCTTCCACAAGAATATTCTTTTACACACATTCCGGCGTCGCAAATTAAACCTTCAGCGCAAGGATCATCGGTAGCTTTAGATGCGTAAGCTGGCTCATTCAGAGAACCTGTTCCTTCTGTTTCTCCTGTTTCGTCGACAGTTGCCGCCTCTGTATCTACTGTATTAACCGATTCTTCTGATGGTGCTGGGACTGATTCTGCTGGTTCTTCCGTAGAAAAAGAACACATTTCACCTTCTTGTAATCCAGTTGATTGTTTTGTTCCATCTCCTACTCCAATCTTATTTTTCAGATCTTCTAATTCTTGATAAAGAAATCGATAATCTAGTGGTGAAGATTCGTCCATTTGTTGTGGGCTACCTGGAATTACTGTTGAATATTCAGGTTCATCTATAGATTTAGTAGGAGAGGGCTCCCTTCTAATTAATTTTACAGAATCTGAACAACTATCACATGAAAATTTACAAGCATCATAGGCAGATACACCATTTTCATCTTTATCTGTCAAACATAAATCTTGATTGTTTGCATAAAAATCGCATTTATTATCATCTTTACTCCAACTGAGATCATCTTTACAGGGCGCGGGATTGTTATCTACAGAGTTATCTTTAGGTAACAATAATTCATATTCATATTGAGGAATAACTAATTGAGTATCCATGGAATTCTCCATCCCTTTATAAGTTATAATTTAAAAAAATAATTTAATTTAATTCTGATTTCAAGCAAATGAAGCCAAAGATTGTGTATAAGGATTTTCTCTAAATGGATCTAATAAAGATGGATCCAATCTATCAGAAAGTTTGACATTATCTAATGTATCCTTTTCTTGAGTATATTCACAAGTATCATCTGTTGGAATTTCTTGGAAAATATTATCAGCATTTCCAATTCTAGGATTGAAATAATCCGATTCAATTTTTTGAATATCCATATTAATCCAATCAACACCATTTGCCAATTTCGTTTTTTCGGTGACAGGGCTTCTTCCTCTAGAAATAAGTTCTTTGTTCGGATTAAGATCGGCTCTGTAATATTGATCATTTGCCATAGAACCGGGTAAATATGAACCAGCATTTCCAGAATATTCATAATTAGTGGTTTGTTTGACTGTGGGTCTAATAGTATCTTGTAATCTTTCAGTCGGAACAAGAGTACCGGAGGAACCAACAAATCCATTCCTAGAATCATCAAGTGTGGTTTGTTTTATTGTAGGTTTCACTGAATCATATAATCTTTCGGTTTCCCCTACAAATTCAGTTTTAATATTACCTTCATATGTTCTTTCAGATGTAATCTGTCTTTCATTTGGATACATAAAGAAACTATTTTTATTATGGTCATCATCTGTCGCTTTATTTTCTATATTCATATTACGATTTGTTTCGATATGTAACTGTTGATTTGTCGATTTCTTAAACATTGGTCTTTCTTGACTTGGATTAAAATTAACAGCTCCGGCTGGTCCTAATTTCCCTTCATTATTATAAGATCTATTCGTATCTTTTAAAACTTGTTCTGGATAAATAGATGGAGCATCAATCGCACCTGTTGTTATGAGCCATTTATCGGCTGTATTTTCATAATCAGCATCTGGTAAATGCTTAAAGACTTCACCAATTTCGCCCCTATTATCTATACCTTTTCCCGATAAAACTTTACCACCAAATGTTTTTTGTTGATTATTAAGAACTCTTCTATTATCTGTTGAATTTCTTTGAGCATGTATCATTCCTATATCTCTATTAATTTCACTTTTATCATCGATAGGTGGAACATATTCTTGTTCAAATGGAAGTTCATTTTGTTTCAGATTACTAGAAGCATATCTAGATTTATCAGCATTGGCACCGCTAAATGTAACACCGAAAACATTTCCGTAGTCTTTTTCCAATTCGAAAAATTGACCGAGTTCTTTTTTTTGTTCTCTAAAGGCATGTTCGCCACCCATTGTCCTTCTAAATTGTCTATTATCATCTAAATTAACACCTGGAGCAGTACTACCAAAAAAAGGTTCAACTGCTATTTTCTTTTCATTTTCTAAAAAATCTCCTGGGATAGGCATACCAGTTAGTAAGGATATCTGATTTGTTCTAGAATTATTATCATCTCTTAATGTATTTCTACCTTGCATATTTAATCTATCTATCATTTTAGAGTCACCTTTCATTGATAAATCTACATTTTCTTTAACTTTTTGACTTTCAATAACTTTTGAATCTAAATAATTCGTTTGATTATAGATTGAATTACCACTTTGTTCATGAACTGGTGGTTTTAAACTAGGTTCGATATATACATCTTCCTTTTCTTTGCTGTTTGCTAAAGTATATCCAATTCCCAATAATGATACTAAAAGAATTGATTCCATAATATAATGAACTATATATAATTTATTATTTAAAAACATAAGAAATATATTTATCATAAAATGAATAGTTCAAAATATAGAGGAGATATTATTTCTAAAATCTTTCACAGAGAAACATTAAATATTCCATGTAAATCTCATACTCAACCTGTAATTATTAACACAGAATATGATTTCAATAATCAACTGAAATATATTAAGATACTAAAGAAAAAAAATATATATGACGACAATAAAAATTATAAACATACAGTTGTAGAGCATCATTTACATGAATTGCCCATTCAAAACAAAGATATTCAGAATATCGAGTTTATAAATAGAAATGATCTGATAAAAGAAAATATAGACAAGGTCGATATTTTATCTTTCAAAACTAAGGATGAAATATTAAAATTAGCATGTAAGTATGGTTTTTCAAATACAGAAAAGAAAAAGTATGCTATTGAAATAATGAATCGAATACATTCAAATAATATCAAAAACTATTATTCAGATATGAAAAAGTGGAACGGTTCAAAAAATACAAAACCAAAATATCCTAAAAGATATAAAATTTTTAATTCTGAATATTATTAATGAATAAATAAACCCCCTGTAAATTTGATTAGTATTTAAGGCAATAGATATTATTATTTAATAAGTAACAATGCTTTTGCAGCTAGAACAAATTAATGATTTTATAAAATCAAAACATGATATGATATATGATATGATTCAATTAGAGAAAGATACAGATGATATTTACGATACAATTATGAAAGAATCTTTGAAAATTATAAAAGAAGAATCTATTTCCGATGATTTATATAATTCTAGAGTTGTATATATTAAAGAATACATCAAGAAAATATTTGATGAAATCATAAATGATTACAAATTAAGAATAGAGAATAAGAAGGATATTATACAAAAATTGGAAAAACTAAAGAAATTAGATTTACCTGAACAACGAACAAAAGAGTGGTATGAATTGAGATCCCGAGTAATTACTGCTAGTTCTCTGGCAGATTGTATAGGTGAGGGTCATTTCTCAACTAAAGAAGATATGTTATTAGATAAATGTGGCGCTTTAGAGAAAAAGGATATTCCATTCGATATTTTAGAGTGGGGAGTTAGATATGAACCTGTTGCGACTAAATTTTATGAAAATCTAAACAATGTGAAAATTTTAGAGATGGGTCTAGTTCCTCATCCCACATTTAAAATTTTCGGAGCATCACCTGATGGTATTTGCGATGAAAACTCTCCTGAAGAATATATAGGAAGAATGTTAGAGATAAAATGTCCACCTAAAAGAGAATTTACAAAAGAAGTTCCAAAACACTACTGGATGCAAATGCAGGGTCAACTAGAAGCATGTAATTTAGAAGAATGTGATTTCTTACAAGTGAAATTCTGTGAATATATTACAGAAACAAGTTTTATTGAAGATACTTATGAAAAAGATGGTATCATAAATCATACATTATCAAAAAATGGTTATCCAAAAGGATTAGTTATAGCATTCATTCAAAATAACGAAGAATTAAATCCAACAATTCATTATGAATATTCTGAATTTGGAAAAACTTTGAATGAATTAAAAGAATGGTATAATAAAACAAAATCATCTTATTCTCAAAAATATGATATATGCAAAAAACATTGGTGGCGCATCGAAAGATATGAGTGTACTCTAGTTGCTCGAGATCGAAAATGGTGGTTATCGGTACAACCAAAACTATTAGATTTTTGGGAAGATGTTGAAATTCATCGTAAAAAGGGAGTTCAAGAAATTCTAAATAAAAGAGAAGAAAAAAAATTAAAAAGAATAAAGATAAAAAAGAAAGAAGATGTTATTTCTATTTCTGAAGAAATAACAAAAAAAGTAAATACAAATTATTTATTGGATACAGATAGTGATTCTGATTAAACAGACATTCTTGATAACATAAGTATATCATTTCGAGAAGCGACAAAAAACAGAATACAAATCAGAACATTAATAATTATAGATATTTTCCTCAATTCAACAGATTTTGCTGTGTGTGGAGAATTTCCTGTAGATAGTAGAGATGAAACATATAAAAATCTATTTAATAATTTATGTTTTTTATCATCTTCTTCATCCATATTGTGAAAATGTGTATGATCATAGCTCATCAAACATAATGATAAGATTATCGCTGTAAATAATACAATTGATATTAATTCCCAGAAAAATTCCATTTAATACTATATTATATATATTAATATTTAGTTGTTATTTTGGTGATATATTCATTTACATTTTTCTCTTTTTCATTGATTATATTATCTATCGTATCAATGTAAACAATATTCCCTTTAGATAGATTTATTAAGTTACATATAGTATCGATCTCTTTTTTTTCCCATATAGTTTTTAATTTATCAACTATAGGATTCGTGTTTTTAATTTCTTTGTTACTATCATCTTGTAAAATAGTAATATAATGTTGTATTGTATGTTGAATGGTTGAATTTGGACTATATGTCTGTATTAATTTATTCAATCCCAAAATTGTTTCACTATAAAGTAATTCATATTCATTTTTATCGTACCATTGTGTAAATTTATAAATGGGTTCATAAAGATTATGAAGATCTTCTCTAGAATCTCCCATTACTGTTCTAGATATCCCTTGTAAAAAAGTGGGAGAATTATATGTAATTGAATTGTTAGAAACAGATAATTTTGTTCCAATATCTTTATAATTCAGGAGGATTAATCGAAAAATTACACACATTGGTTCGAGTATAAAATCTTTAGTTGAATGATTCATATAAGTTTCCGCTATTTTGAAATTTGTATAAAGAGTCAATGGATTATACATTATATTATTTCTATTTTTAAAATCTATTTAAAATCTATTATATGAAATATATATATATAATATGTTTAACTTACTTTTATCTTTAACAAATCTATATTCTCAAATAAGCCACGATTGTGTGACAGATGGTGGTTATTCTTGGTGCGATTCGAGTTCAGAATGTATAAGAGTATGGGAAACTCCATGTAAAGATCATTATACAGATTGCAACGATTGTTTGACAAAACAGAGAGAAGGGCTAAATCTAGCTTGTCCGTCTAATTGTGATTTAACTATTCCCTCACCGATTTCGGTAGAACCTCCCATGGTGATAGATCCTATACCACTTCCAGTGACGGAACCACCTATGACACCACCGATTGCTATAGATCCTATGCCACCGATTGCTATAGATCCCGTGTCACCGATTATGGATTGTCCTGAAGTTATGTGTATGATGTATTGTGAGAATGGTCATCAAATAGATGAAAATGGTTGTCAGATTTGTGACTGCAATGAATCAAATGATGATTGTCCAATTATTCAGCCTTCTTGTGAAGGATATTCATATATTTGTCCAAAAATCACAGAAATAACTCATTGTGGAGAAGGTGGGATAAATAATCATGTTACTTATCAATTATCTTTAGTTCTTAAACCGAATCCTGCTATATATAATATTTATGCTATTTATGGAGATGATAATGGTAATACTATTACGATACCTCCCTCTTATCAGAGTACAAATGGATTAAATAATAATTTAGGTGGATATAGTGATTATCTCATGGATATGATTCCAGATACTCGTTATGATTCTTGGTTAACAATTGGCTTAACAAATGGAGATCCAGATAATCAAGTTTCATCTGTTGGGATTGATTTTAAGAGTTGGACAGAAACTAGCGGACTTTCAATTGACAATGGAGCTGTGTTTTTAATGAATCCAGAAAATTACAATACAATCACACAGGGTTCAGAAATAGTTATTGCTCAATTAACACTTCCGAAAGATACTAGAGCGAATGCTATTTTTAATATTCAAGGGAAAAAAACAAATACAGAGGGTATTTCTGGAAGATATTGGACAGAAAATAATATTAATTTCCCATTAATTCCACCTGTAAGAGTAGAAAATAGTATTCCAAATAATTGTATTTCTTGGTATGATGGATGTAATACCTGCCAAGTAAGAAATTCCCAATTAGGAGGTTGTACTCGAATGATGTGTTTTACCGAAGATACGCCTAGATGTTTAAGTTATTTAACTGTGGGACATTGAATAAATTTGATTTAAATATATATCTTCTAATATAGAATATTAACTATGATTATTCCAGTTCGTTGTTATACATGCGGAGAAGTTCTCGCTGATAAATGGATTCCATATGTAACTTGCATTCAGAATGATAAAAATTTATCAACAGAAAAGATAGAAAATGAAAATCTAGAATTAACTTATCTGGACCTTAAACAAAAAACGCCGCAAAAATCAATCGAAGGTAAGATTTTAGATGAATTGGGACTACATAAATATTGTTGTCGAAGAATGATGTTAAGTAATGTTCATATTATATCATATCTTGCATAATTATCAATGAATATAATATCTATATAATAAATATTAATGGGTGATGTGGTAGAACTAGAATCTAAAATTCAGGAATTAGAAGAAAAACAAGACGAATATCACAATGAATTAGTTAAAGAAATAGCAACAATGAAAAGATTTATGGCTCCCGGGGATATGAATAGAGAAACTAATAATACTCGTAATATGAATGATAATAGACCCCAAACCAATACAGAATTAGCAAATGATTTATCGATTAATAATCAACATTTTAGAGATTTATCAAATCACGAACTTCACCGAGTGAAAAGTAGTTACTCAAAAAAGTATGAAACAAATAATAAAACAATCTTTGATGAATCTATTAATAATGTTATTGATAAAACTATAAATTTTTTATCATATTCTTATGATACATATGAAAAAAGTTATTTAGATGCTGATGAATTAATTGAATATGAAGATATAGGAAATAGAACATATTCAGAAATGATCAAAACACATTTACTTGCTATTTCATTATTTTTAAGAGAAAAAGATGTTACAATTTACTTGGGTATTATACTCGTATTTATTTCTTTTACTATTACTCTATTTGTGAATATATTTGTATAGATATATTCTATTTCTTTTTATATCGATTATTAATAGATGATTAATAAAATTAATAATGAACTCAAAATAATATTGTGTTTATTGGTATTTTCTATTTTTTATATAATATTCACAAAAGATGTAGTAATATTTTATCTGATATTTTTAATACTCACTATCTATTTTTTGGTGAAACAAATAGATGAAGAAGGAGAAATAACAAATATTTTTAAAAAATCCAAAAAAAGAATAATTGATAATAAATTTGGTGATACTATCAATAAAATAAAAAAATATAAGAAATTTAATAAAGAATCATTTAAAAATGGTATGTACTATTCATATAAATTTATAGAAATTATAGAAAAAATCCATACAGATAATGAAGATTCCAAACTGCTTTATGAAAATTCAGAAAGCTATCTTCAAAAAGCATTAAATAGTTTTAATGAAATAGGATTCTCTATTCCAGATACAGAAATATCTCAAAAATTTGGAAATTTATGTATGAAATTGGAAAAAGAAGGATTTTATCTATTAAATAAAATTTCTCGTATAATAAATGATGATTTCGAGAAATCACCCAAAAATCATAAATGTCGTATTGAAATCCATCACATGAATGTGAATCCATCGAATCACTATATTCCTAATATGTTATTTTAGTTTCCCGTATCATCTTCAACCTCTCCATCTTCAACCTCTCCATCTTCAACCTCTTCCTCAGACCGTCTCTTATTCTTGGGGAAATACTTGAATCTCAAGTCGGGGTGTTGACAAAGAAGCAAGCCTCCACCTACTCCCGTAACATCTACACACTTGGATTTCCCATCCTCTGTTTTTTCAAGCTTAAAATTAACATATTCGCCGGGAATAAGACACTTGAACTCAGAATCACTAACATTTAATCCTGTAATGTGAACAAATAGATCATCTTGGCTATCTTCTGAATAATCTGGCCCAGAAATATTTTGAATAAATCCATAACCTCTGCGATTCAGCCACTTTGATACTCTCCCCATATTAATTTCGTTCATATTTATATTATACTATCTATTATTTAATAAATCTTTAGATACTTTATGAAATTTGTATTTGCATTTTTATTTGTAATCTATTGCGTATTATGTTCAAAGCATTTATATGAAATTCATAAAACAAGTTTAAACACTAAAATTCATCATTCATACAATTCAAATAAATCAGAATTATCTGAATTAATGAAATTTAGAGAACCAATTATAATACATACTTTCGAAAATTTGAGTGAATCACTACTCAATTTATCATTCAAAAATTTGAATCAAAATAATCCTGGATATATAATTAACGATAATGATAAATTCATAACATTGTCTTCATTTGATGATGATAATATTAAACAAATTAGTGTATATAGAAATCAAAAGATTTGTCATGATTTCAAAATAAACAATGATACAGAAAAAATATATTCTGTATTCTCTTCACAGATAACATGCAACAATAAATATTATTTATCCTTATTTAAAGGGCCTCAAATGACACAATTAGAATTCAATAAAAACAATTTATTAATCATCCACCAAATAACTGGAACAAGTAGTATTTATTTATTTAATCCGAAATATAAGAATGATATAGAATACAAAAATAATACTGAAATAAAGAAATGGAGTTTTAAAATAGAATTACAACCAAATGGAACTATCTATATACCAATCCAATGGTTATACTTTATAGAATCAGATAATGATTGTATTTTTACAGAAATCATAGCTGATAATATCTTCACAATCTTCTATAATTCTCTTCGATAAATTATATGATTTAAAGATAATGTTATTTATTTTAATAAGATATAAATTATACCATGGATGGCGAAATACCGATGAAATTCAAATGGAATTTATGGTATCATTCTATCACAAATAAAGATTGGTCAGAAAGAAGCTATGTGAAAATTTTAACAATTGAAAATATAAATGATTATTTTTTACTAATAAATACAATTTCTATAGAAACTCTTCAAAATGGAATGTTCTTTTTAATGAAAGATGGTATATTCCCATTTTGGGAAGATCCTAAAAATAAAGAAGGTTGTTCAGTATCATTTAAGATATCAGTTGATATCTTACTCGAAGAATGGAGAATTATAATAACTGAATTATTGTATGATAAAATTACAAAAAAGAAGACACCAGATAATTATATCAATGGTATATCAATATCTCCCAAAAAGGGATTTAATATTGTGAAGTATTGGTTATCTAAAAATGATAAAAATTATGATAAAAAAATTAATGAATATCCTGATAATTTTATTAAATCCAAAGCATTAATTAAAAAACATAATCCAAATAATTAATAATCATCATTATATATCTTTGTCAATGTTGTTACAGATATTCGAATATCATGTTCTAACTCTAATTTATTTATTAATGTTGTTTTTTTTAATTTTTTATCAATAATATCTTTCTTATATTGATTAATAATATCAAGTGTTTTTTCATCATACTTTTTTCTTTTAGGTTTAATCGAATCTGTAAATTTATAATTCAATTGAATTCCCTCACTCGTTTGATGATATCCATAAATCTCTAGATTATCATTGTGTACCTTATAATGACATTTTTCACAAAGTGCCACCAAATTATGTTGAATATTTTTATGATAATGATTAATTATATTATTTGAATCAGCATATTGCTGTTCATTGATATGATGAGTATGTTCAGATTTGTCTTTACAAATAGCACATAAATCCATTTTAATATCAGTATTATAATTGGATTTCTTAGTATTAATAATGTTCTTATTATCATTTGTTATTTCAATTTGAACAGAACGAGCTAATGATACAAATTCAGAACCTAAATCCATCGCATCACATACTTCCAAACCGTAAATAGCCGGACCAGAACCATCTTCCAATTTTCTATCATAGATAAGCTGATTTGTTTGTTTATCATAATGAATTTTAAGATGTTTCACTTGTAAATTTGAAATATTCTGAACTAATTGAATTTCCATTAATTGATGTAAATGGGATGTAAATATAAATGAACAAGAAATATCACTCAATTTTTTAAGTCCAGCTGAAACTATCGATAAAGCAGATACCGTTTCTGTCCCAGAACAGATTTCATCTCCTAAAATTAAAGATTTAGAATTAGATCGTTTTAAAATTCCCCTCAATTCACTCATTTCAACCGCAAAAGAAGATTGTCTTTTAAAAATATTATCATTATTTAAGATCCTTGTAAAAATTTGTGTATATGGAGAAAACTTGAATGATTTACAAGATACCGGGAATCCAGCTTGAGCCATAATAAGAGATAATCCAACAGATTTCATTAATGTTGATTTACCACACGCATTTGTTCCAAATAACAAAATACCATCTTCGGATAATTTTATATCATTTGGTATATATTCAAGTTCTGTCTGAATTTTTTCAACAATCGGATGGCGTATTTGTTCGGCTTCAATAAAACTTTTATCTGAATGAATTATTTCTGGAAAACAATAACAATTTTCTATTGAGAGTTTTCCTAAATTACAATTCAAATCTACAAAACCAACATAATCAACAATATCTGATAACAAAAAAGAATAATCTTTTGTCAACAAATCTATAAATTCCAAATAAAGATTCTTATTCAAAGACTGAAGCTTTCTCTGAGATAATAATAATTTATCACATAATTCTGTTAAATAATCAAATTCCAAATGAACATTAGATCCTCTTTTAAACATCTGTATATCTTTCAGTTCTAACATAAAGAAATTCATATTAATAGAAGTATTTGATAAATTATTGATAGCCTTCTTTAGATTTTTTGACCGAGTCTCTGTAATATAAATATGATAACCATATTTATCATTACATTCATATTTTACAACATTTGACTTTTTACGATCAATATAAAATCCCAATTTTTCACATATCTGTTTGATTTTACTATCACAATCTTCTATTGTATCTTGTAATTTATCAATTTCTGGATACTTATCTCTTTTGAAAATTGAAGTATTCATATTTGTAAGAGAATATTTCTCTAATTCTTTCATCTCAAATGTATTCAAATAAGTATTTTGATAATCTGTAAATTTATCATATTTTGAATTAAATTCGTGAGAGATATCATATATTTTCAATTGCTCAACTATCTTATTAATATACATATAAGATATGTGAAGAGTATAAAATTCATAGGGTGTCAGCATCTGTAAATACATTCTTCGATGAAGTTTTTCAATATCAAATATTTTTGTTAAATATGGAATAATATTCTGATAATAATAATTATTACCATCTTTTTTTAAGAATAATCGAATCATTTCATATCGATCCTGAAGCTTTTTAGAATCAATAATTGGATAAAGTAAACGATCTTTACAGATTCTTCTACCAATTGGCGTTTTGCAATTATTTACAATTGATAGTAAAGAATCATTTTTACCAGTTTTTATATCTCGATTCGGTACAAGATACAATTGATAAATACAATTATGACTTAATAACAAATTATGAGTAACTTCCTTTATCTCTGGCTTTGGTAATTCTCGAATTGTATCAAACTTATGTTCATGAATAAATTGAACCATAAATAAATAAGAATAAATCATCTCTATTTCTCTTTCTATTCCCAAATATTCTACCGGCGTTAGAAAACCTGTATTAGGAAAGATTTTTTTTAAAACCTCATTCTGATAACTAGGTTTGAAAAACATGGTATGTGAATAACAATTATAATGGATAATATTAGATTTCAAAGACCATCGGTTCGATATTTCTGAGATAGATAATTCTAAATCATCTTGGTTAACATGAAAAATAATCTCACTTGGATTATAAAAATGAATAATGCGAAATAATTCATCTGACCAAATATCATTATCATATTTATTAGAACGAATCGAATGAATTGAATTTTTACCTGTAGAGATATCAATCGCTGAAATTCCCAAAGAATAAATATCTCTATTATCTGAATTATATTTTGAAATATAAACTGATAACAAATAATTTGTATCTGAAGAATTGTAATTTTCTATAGAAGTTCCGGGACTAATAATTTTTGTTATTTCTCTTTCTGGATTAGGCGGTTCCGTTACTTGATCTACCAAAACAATTGTATAATCATAATTTAATAATATCTTGATGAATTTTTGAGCATTGTCTATCGGAAATCCTGACATTAAATAATTATCAAATGATATCTTATCTATTGATTTATTTCTTCTTGAGACCTGTATACCAAGTATATCTGAAAAATAATAAATATCCGGACCCTTCTTAATTTCATCATTGATTACAGAATAGATTTCATAAAATTTACCAACTGCCATCAAAACAATCGTATTTTCTCCAAATTTTTTAACATTATCTTCATAATAATGAATATATTCTTTTAAGATATAACAACTATCTTCCATTGTATCATATTTATTATAACATTTATGTTTTAAATAATGATTACATTCCTAATTTACTCGCTAAATTACCTGCTTGATTACTCATAAAAGCAAATGCTTCTTTAATACTCTTTTCATTTAAATAAACTTCAGTTTCTTTCGGTGTTAATTGATTGTATAAAATTAATACATTCAATATATGCTCAAATTGTTCTTGTGTGAGTTTTTCTATCATTTATAACATTTATAAAGATTATATTTAAATAAGTTAATCTTGTTTTGTATGCATAATTATATCAGTTATAGGAATTCCTAAATTAATATTTTTTGTTGTATCTCGATGATGATTATGATGTCGATGTTTCAACTTTTGGAACCAACGATACTTATCCAAATATGAATTTTCTAAATGATATTGGGTATGTAAATGATCTATTGCCGTTGCATACAAAACTGATTCAATCGCAAATATTTCTTTATACTTTGGAAGTATATAAGAGTAAATCTTAAATATGGGGATAATAAATCCCAATACATATAGTCCAAATAATAATTGGTCCATTGATATATTTTCAGTATGTTTTTCTATCATAAGTCTATTCGGAGGAAAAGAAACAGTATGATGTATTTTATGATATTTGTACAAATATCCGCCGAATCTCCTAGAATGTGATAATTTATGAATCAAATATTCCACATAATTGATTAGAATTAAATTATTAAAAGTATTCAAAAGATAATTCAATAACATTTAAATATAATATTGTATCTATTATTTAAATATAATATTGTATCTATTATT